GCGTTTGTAATGGTGTTGGTCAGATTTAGCTTTGACTTGGCGATGGCTGCGCCTGCGTTGATGTCGTTATTTACAATTCCGCCGGCCAGATTTAATTTAGTGTAAACAATTCCTGCGGATGCGTTAATATCGGCATTCAAAATTGAGTTTGTAAGGTTTAATTTACTGTAGGCAATTTCTGCGTTTGTTGCTACGTCTGCGTTAGCAATAGATCCTGTAGTTGTAACTTGGTCAAAGCTGATGTCTCCCGCAAGCATCTGTGCGGTAACTGTCCCAGTGTCACCAGTAGTAACTACAGTGCCGCTTACGTTTGGCAGCGTAATTGTGCGGTTTGCCGTTGGATCAGCAACCGTAAGCGTTGTCTTGTTTGAGTTGGCAGTTGTCCCATCGAACTTGAAACTGCCTGTTGCACCAATCTCAAGCGTGCCGGTAATTGTTGCGCCAGTTGTTCTTACGCTTTCGTTGTAAACCTCTTCAACCGCCGCTTGGACATCGGTGGCCTGGATAAGGCTAAACGGAGTAAACGAGATGTTTGCCGCTGTGTTGCCTGTGATGGTTCCAGAAATATCAATAAGCTGCCAAGTTGCGCTTTGACCGTCAGAAAGCAGTTGGTCGGGCGCGTTTAGGGAAACAGTCGGTACATAAGTACCTGCTCCTGTGCCTGAGTTTGCGACGACAAAATAATACTGATTGTTTTGCGTGCTTGGTTGCGGGAGTGTACCCCCTACGCTTAGTCCCAAGCCGGCGCCGGCTGCGCTAAGTGATTCAATGTTGTTTGCTGCTGCGTCGTAGATGCCAGCGAAAATAAGCTCGCCGCTGGTTACTGTTACCGGGATCCAAGCGGAGCCGTCCCAGATGTAAAGGTCGCCTCTGCCAACGTCGTAGAAAAACTGACCCTTAAAGTCTGCGCTTGGGAAGATTGTGACTTGAGCGGTTGTTCCAGGTCCGCCGAACTGAGTTACGGCGTCGTCCGCAATGGCAGAACCAGGCACTGTGTTGGTGCCGAAGACTGCTGAAGCCAGTACGCCCGAGGTCAGCTTTTCTGCTGGAATATCTGGAATGTCATCTTCTGTGAGTGTGGCGCCGTTGGTTACATGACCTTGAGCATCAAACGTAATCTTGGTTGCAGTACCTGCGGTGACTGCATTTGTGTGATTTAGAACGCCGGCATTGGTGACGCTGAGGCCAGTGCCGGGTTGGACTGCACCAGTTGCGCTGGCGGTTGCATTGGGTAGATCTTCAGATTCAATTGCCCGGCTGCCGTTTACCAAGCCTTTTGAGTCATGCGTAACGACCGAAAAAGTGCTGGTTGCGGTGACATCGTTGTCAAGCTCCAGCGTTTCGCCGTCTACTCGCAGACCTTCAGCATTGACAATGATCGCGCCCTTTGCGGTGTTGGTTGCAGTGGGTAGGTCAGAACCAACAATTTGACGGCCGCTTACTTCACCGCCGCTTCCAGCAGGTCCAGCAAGAAAGATGCCGCCGCTTGGCGTGACCTGCGGATTAACGGAAAGAGTTGCTGTGTCGCCAACCGTCGAAACAGAAATACGGATGGGGCCAGCAGTTGTAGCGACTAGCTGGTTGATCGATCCAGCGGCCTTGAAGCTGACCCAGCTGCTGCCGTCCCAGACATAGGCTTTGTTAGTTTCGGTTTCAACTGCAAGCTGACCAGCAAAGACGCCAGTAGCGGGCAGGGATGTTACAAGCCGTGCGCTGGAATTGTCTGCAAGTTTGGTGGAATCAACTGCACCGGAGGCAATTTGATCGCTACCTACTGCACCGTTTACAAATGCACCACCAGGGATTGTCTGTGAGTCAAATAAAATTTTTGCGCTTGGGATTACGTCGTCAGAAAGCTGGGTTACTGCTTTATTAAGGAAGTCAACAACGGTTACCTTTTTGGTCTCGCTTGCAGACCGATCAGCAATCGGCAGAAAATCGTTGGAAGCTACATCCGCAGAGGCCAGGCTGTTTAGCTCACTAATCCGAAGATCTGCCACGGCCTACCTCTTGCGAACCAGCTGATAGATGCCAGCAGTCTAGCTCTAATCCTCGTCAGCAATAGCCAGGAGTCCGCCTTGCTCCAGCACGATGAAACCGGCGTCCTCCTGCAGAAGCTTGCTGGATACTGTGGTTTGCGCTCTGAGCTTGACCGGCCCGGTTGTCACAAAATTAACCGTAGAAACAATAATTTGTCCTGGCGCAAAATTTGTTGCGCTATTCGTAATCAATGCGTCAAATTCCCACCAAATGGAATCGTTCAACTGGCTGTCGGCAAAATCTCCAGCCGAGGCAGCAGTCCCCTCGCTTTTTAAGTAAAATTTAGCGCCAAAAATTCCGCCAATCTCCGTGCGCAAGGCAAGCTGCATAAGGTAATTGACAGTTTCTTCGTTGCTTTTGTTCTTGTAATCCCATTGAGCCGTCAGCTGACCGCTTCCGGTTATGAGTGAGCTGTATTGCTCGCGATAGGTATCAGACAAAGTGGTTACGTCAATTGCTTCTCTGTTTGTGTTTAATTCATACTGAATTACGCAACCCAGTATTCGTCCGGCGCTGTCTTTTACGGTGACAGAAATGGGGATGTCTGTGGTGATGTCCACCAAGCTGATGGCGGCAGTCCTATCTCCTTCAAGGCTGTCGTTGAAATTGTTGTACAGGCGGATGCCGCCAATCTCATCGACAAAGATGTACCAGTTGCCGCTGGAGTGAACGTTGCCGTCACGCCAGCCGTCAATGCCAATAAAAGAGAGCGGTACTTCGTTTGTCGAAGTGATTGTTATGAAGTCGCCAGTAAGGAAAGCGCCTTCCTCAAAGTCAAAGCTGAATCTTTTGCGAGCAACGTTTACGTCATCTGGATTGACGACTGAGAGTTTTTCTTCTTGAAGGGATTTTCGAGTTAGCTCGATGCTTCCTACATTTCCGAGATAAACCGCCATTACAAGCTCGCCTCAGATAGCACGCCTGTTACCTGGAAATTGATCTGAGCAGATGCAACCTCGCCTACGTTTGAGCCAAGACTTGCCCCAGTGATGTAGGCGTTGAATTTGATGTCGTTAAAGTTGTCGCCGTTTGCATAACGCAAGGTAAAAAGCACCGTATCGGCGTCGGTGATGCCGGCTGTATTTGTGTTAATTAGTTTTTTGAGGAGGACTCCGGCGTCGTTGGTGCCGTCGTCTGCCTTGTAATACAGAAGTGTTGCGCTTCCGCTGGCGCCTTGGACGCCGGGGGTGTACGAGCGGTGGGATTCGCCCAGCGTTGTGGTTTCTAGTGTTTCCAGGTCAGACGAAAATGACCACGAGGTCACCTTGGCCTGGGTCACGCCGTCCAGCAGCAAGCTGCCATCACGACCGGTATAAAACTTAGCCATGGCGACCTCCTTGGGGCTATTCTATACAACACTGATTAGCCGCACACGGGCGTTGCTAACGCCAGGGCGCACGTTGGTAATTTCTGGCGGCTCGGCGTAACGCCATGATCCAATCGGTTGCAGCTTATCGGCCTGTCTGGTTACAGGGTCGCTTCCCGTAGGAATGTAAGAACTTACCGAAACACCTCTTTCAACTTGAGGACCCCATGCATAAAATTCATCGCCAGCCCTCGTCGGCCTTCCAGAAACTATAAAATCAAAATCTACAAAAGATCTTGTGGCTACTACTTCTACTGGCACGACAGCCCTGACCCACTTATTAAAAACTGAATAATCGATGCTAGAGCCTCTGTCAACATTAAAAAAATCGCTTTTTATGAGCCAGCTTGAAATAGAGGACTGGCTCGGGACGTAAATGTAAATACTTACAAAATACTGCCCTGGCTCAAATGATCCGTTAATTCTTGTAAATCCACTGCCTGCTACTGGGTTTTTATTAATAAACCTAGAAACTTCAGTCAGCTTATTGTCAGGACCGAGGAGATCTGAAGCGCTTATATCCCAGTTAAAGCTAAAAATTCCCGCAGTCAAACTTGTGCTGTTTGTAAATAAATTTGTAGCTTCATCCTCTATAAGCAGACCAATGGGGTGCCCAGTTTCAGTTTCATAGCTAAATCTAGTTTCAAATGGCTGTGCGGTAACGATAAAGCCGTCTTGGTCTATGTAAGTAGCAATGCTGTTTCGTTGATTTCTATAACCAGTACCAATCAGCTGAGCGTTTCCGCTCCAGCCCTCAATTAAACGAAGAGGAAGCTCAAAAGTACCGAAGGTCCCTTTTACGTTTTCGTAGTGCCCAACAAACGTCTGCGCGTTTTTATCTGTAAGGTTTTGGTATTGCAGCTCTAGCGTGGCACCGAACCTTGTGTCTCCGTACAGAATTCGACTTTCTGCGCCGGATTGCGATCTAAATGTTCGGACTGCGTAATCGCCAGACGTGTAGCTGCGAGAAGACGGCACAAGAGCGGGAAAGTCCATGGTCAACCCTCAACGATGAAGCTGGATGGACTGAGTACGTCCTGCACGATCAAGCTGTTAAACGTACTGCTGGTTGGGAACTCAGTTGCCAGCACTTCAACCAGGCCTTCGCTATCCAAGGTTAGCTGCTCGATTGTGTAGGTGTTACTGGAGACTGTTGGCGAATTGATCGTGAAAATTGTGTTAAACAATGCCGGGTCAACCGCTTTTCCGTTGAGCACATCCAGCTCGGCAGTCTTCAACTCATCCTCTTCTGGTCCAGAGTAAAGAATGCTGTAGGTGCCATCGTTAAGAGTGCTCGCTGCAGTAATTGTTCCATCAGCGCTGATTACGCCGTTGTTGGCAGGTTGGTATGGACTGGCCTCGGTAAGGACTCGAATGTAATCGCCTGGTGCCAGTGCCATGCCAAAGGGTGTCGTTTTGAAACGAACCGAGTGGGTAATGCGTCGCCTGATGCTCATGAAATAGCGGGCAACAATAAAGGCATGTTCCCGCGAAGTGCAGAACTGGGTCAGATCGAAAGATTCAATTGGATAGGTGTCGCTGCCGGCTTCCGCCCAGCGGACGCTCAAAGTTGCCTCTTCGGATAGCTGGTTCCTGCGCTCTTTGCGGTAGCGGACGATTGATTGGAAGTCCTTGCGTTCTTCGGTCTGTAGGTAATCGACCGAAAAGCTATCTTCGATGATATTGCCTGAAGTAAACAAGCCTTTAATGTCAATCGGCTTTTGAGTGAGCGCTCCCGATACTTCACAAGGAAGTGCCGGCACCAAGCTAAATTTGCCGTTGCTTATCACAAAAGAACACAGGAAGTAGGGCGCTGTATCAGCAATGTACTGGCGCAGGTTGACGGGAGAATCAATTGCGCCATCAAAATACAGCTTGTTTTGCTCCAAGAAAGTTGTTGTCTTGGCAAAATCATCCGTCTCGATCAGGTTGGCGCTAACTACGCCGCCAGCTCCAGCGACCTTATCTGTAAGGAGGTAGTAAACCAGATCGGTGAATTTATTGCTGGGACCAATTGTTCCAGCTTCTGCGGGAAGGAAGCGTTTGACTTCAATGCCTTCGCTCAGCCAGCAACGCACTTGGTCAATTGACGTAAAGTTTTGACTTGCCTTTAGAGACAAACCAGCAAGGGTGAGGTTTTTGTATTCAGGCAGGGTCTGGTTGGCGATTGTTTCATTCACATAGACAATCTCGTGCTCAGGGCCGCTTTCGTTGCTTTTAGTCAGCAGAGAGTTGTAGTAGCTGAGATCAGCGATCTGGCTACCGCGCTCGTAAAATCTTTCCGCGTCAGCGGAAGGCTGGATGTCTACAGTTTTAATTCCAAGAGTATTAAGAACGACGCCGACTTCCGTGCCTTTTTTTCTAAAAGGATTGCCAGCGCTGACAGTTTCAGTAAATGTAATCCTCTCCCCCTTCGACCACGTACCTGTCGTCTGTGATTCGTTTACCGTATATGTAATGCTGTTAAGCGCGTACCCTTTTTTCTGCCCTGGAAACTGAGCTTGGCTTTCTTTGCTTCTTTTTTCTACAGTGGCTGAAACGGTAACTTCAATATTGTTACCTGCATCAGACACACCAGAGATAACCCCTTCCACTGACTGGCCGACTGCATATTGCTCTTGATCGCCAAGAACTTCCCAAAGGAATGCAGAGGTCTTGCCTTTGGGTGCGGTTTTATTGGTTGTCTTTACTCTGATTCTCAGGCCCGCTGACGGTAGGTTGTAGGGTTCGTTGTATCTTTCAGCTTCGCTTGTAATACCAATAACTCGATTGAAAATTTCGCCTGTGTTCCAGCCGCCCGAGCTTTCTACTACTTCCAAAGCAAGATTTTTCCTGTTCCACTGGATCTCCCCGTTAAACGGCCCTTCACTGTATTGATCGCTAACGTCACACGTATAGCGTATAGTTATTGACCTTTCGCCACTAATGCTCGTTAGTTCTGTAGATCCAGTTTGACCAGTAAATTGCGGTGCGCCGAAAAGACTTACAAGAGTTACAGCTGCGCGACCCTGTGTAAATCCGTCTGGCAACCACTCAAAAAATTCAACAGTTTCAGCTACAACTGCATTCCCTTCGTTGTCCGGCAGATAGGTTTGAACGTTTACGGAGCTGGGGATTGTTGCCTGAATTACCTCATCAATTACCTCTGTATTGACCGCCATTTGACGGTTGAATTTAATTGTTCCCTTTAGCGTGTACCTACCAGTAGTGGTTAATTTGAATTGGCCGTAAGGCGTATCGTAAATCTCACCAATTGGACCGCCATTTTTGGCGTCCAGTACCAAAAATTGAGAGTCAGCGTTGAATCTGCTGTCAATGTCAGCGCCAGAGTTTGGTACTAGTCGATATTCAAACTGAGTTCGCTCTGGATGCACTAAGCGGAGATAGTTGAACTGGTCTTGAGGTCTGCGGCCCGTAATGCAGAAAGTTTGTCCCAGGGTCTCCCATGCGTATTCTTTGCCGCTGGCGTCTACGCCAGCCGGGCGCAGGAAAACGGAAAAAGCGGATGTGCGGCGCATGTAGATATTCATCGTGCCGCTTTGCAGTGACACCTGATTTTTTTCCGCTTGCCTTAAGTCCTTGGGGCTGGGTAAAGATTCAAAATTACAAAGGCCATTTGCTTTCTGCCATACCTGACTGCGGATGCCTATCTCGGTAGTATCGCAAGCTCGGGTATTGCGGACAACGCCAATGGCAAAACGCAATAGCGGGTAGAAATTAGGGTCAGCGCTAAGTCCCAAACCGCCTCTTGCATCAGTCTTGCCGTTGTCATCGTTGTAGATACCACGGCGAATCATGCGCGGACTGATCAGGCCGATAGACGCGCTAAGAGGGCCTTTACCGAAAATTTCAATGCAGCGCAGCGTGATGTTTTGTTCTTTGGCACCAGGTGCATCCTTAAAAATTTCTATTTCACGGCTTTCGACAATCCACACAGTTCGGCCGATCATGAAGGTTTCGCCGACCTGCATCGCATCGTCGGCAAAGGTCTGACCTTCAAAAACTTCAGTGTTAATGTCGTCTACTTGTGTGCTTTTTGTCTGTTTAAAGTAATACTGATTTTTGGGAATTTTGCCTTTTTCTATTCTAAATACAGCCTTGTCCCCGACAGCTACTTGACGGACCTCTGTTTCACCTTGAGTTACCTTTACGCCGTTGACTGATACGATCCCCATTCTGCGGCCGTAGTTTCGCCCCGTGCCTTTTTGTCCTGCTTTTAGTACGGCAACCCATTTTGGAATTTCATCTGTGCCAGTGAAGCCGTAATCGCCAGCGATTTTGATCCGTTCCAGCAGCAGCGCTCTTCCTGGGTCATTGTCGGGATCATCGCGACTGTTGCCTTCAAGAACTGGAATGGGGACTGTTTTCCAATTGACGCGATAGTTTGTGCCGTTTGCAATGGCTGCATACACACCAAACTGAGTTGTGCTGCTTGGTGTGTATGCCTGCGAAAAGCCGGTATCTTCAGATGCCTCAATTGTTGGGCACAGGTAAACGTCATCCGCTTCTTGGAAGTCGCCCGTAGACAAACTTCCCCGTGTCCCGTAAAGCAAATTTGCGCCACGGACCCTTGTCGTGACGTTTGAATTACGCTTCCAGTAAAACGCAAAATTCTCCTCGAACACTGTGTCCAGTGGAGAATTGCCCAGGAAAATACCAGTCAAGTCGGGTGACTGAATGCCTTGGCCAAGACCCTGCTCTCCGATCACCAGCAATAGCTTTACCGATTGCTGGGAACCAAGGCTGAAGGCGCGGGACCACACTAGCCTGGGTGCCACCAGCATTCCGCCAGTTGTGCCAGTGTATTTGCCGAAAATGATGGGGATTGGGTCGCCGTAGTTTGCTAGTTCGGCGATTGAGTCGAAACCGCTAGTGGCGAGAAAACGGTCGCTGCCTTTTCGTCCGCGCAGCTGTCGCTGTCGAACATCCTGCGTCTCAGAAGGAGCCTTGGGCTTAGGTGTAAGTAAATAACTAGCAGCAGTAAAGGCAAGGCCAATAATAATACTTGTAAGAATACCGCCGGTAGGATCGCAAACAATGTCAGGAACAGTGTTATACGCAGCGGGGCGGATTGCGGCGCGACGGGCTGCTTCGTAGGTAAACTTTCGATACTCTTCTTCTGTGCAACCAAGAGTTGCAATCAGCTGCTTTTCGTACGGAAGCAGCGGTACGCGCTTAACTGACGGAGCGAACACCAGCTCACTTTTTCCAGCTCGGTGTTGATGTAAAGGACTCCGCTCAGCCATACGACGGCAAATGC